ACGCGGTTTTGATGTCCGTGGCGCCGGCGTTACTGTTGACGCAGAACCGGGCGAACACCCCATCCTCAACCGTAATGTCGTAATTGTCGTCCCCAGATGCGTTGAAGACGTGCGCGACGTTGCCCAACAACTCAATGCTGCTTAGGTCCAGTGAGATTCGATATAGCTGGCTCGTCGTCGAAAAGCGCGTGTTGAGATAGATGTTGCCGTCGCTACTCAGGTAGGCGCGGGGCTGCTCGACGCTCGTGGTTGGGATGTCGAACGCAAACGCTACCGTATCGACCAGTGCGCCAGAGGAATCAAAGCGCCGTGCGCCACTGGCGTCGAAGTAGTAAACGTCGCCTGCCTCTGTCACCTCGACCGCGCCGGCCGTAGTGATACCCGCTATCTGGAAGAACGCGGCCGGAGTCCCGATTGGCGCAAGGTATGCAGCATGCACGCCCGACCGTGTGGATGTAACTGCGGCCCACGTGCCCCGCACCCTACCCTGCAACGCGCCGAAGTTACTCAGTTGGGTCGGGGGCGGCGAGAACAGCTCATTGATCGACCCGTAATAAAGCTCCGTGCTGTCGGTCAACACCGGGGGCGGCTCTTGCGCAGCCACACGATTGACCGCGCGCACACCATCAAACGTGATGTTGCCCGGGCGCACATCGTACACGTAGAACTGCCGCGGGTTAGGGGGCGTGCTGTTGTCCCAGTCTGGCAGGTACCAGCGGATGTGGTCGGGGCGCGCGAATCCCGCATAGCCATTGTAGGGAACGCCCGTGCCCGCACCTACGCCGCCAGTCACGGTATAAGGCGTGTATTCCTGGGTCTCCGCAGCGAGAAGCGTCAGGCCCTCGGGCGTCGCGGTCTGGATAATCTCGACCTTGACCTGCGCGGCCTGGAGCGTATTTCCGTAGTCAGCCAGGGCCAGCTGCTCGAACACGATGTAGGCAAGCCCGGTGTACGCAGGCGTATCAGCCGCCCCCCGATCGGCCTGGATCAGCGGGTCCGGTGCCTGACTTTCTGTTCCTAGATAGAGCGTAAAGCCCTCAGCAGCCGCATTGCTCGCCAGGATTGTCTCGAGGTCGCTCGAGCCCGCGTCGTAGAACAGGTCCGGTCCGATCCAGATGCGGCGGATGCCCGCGATCGGTCCCTGGCAGAGACCCACGGCAAACGTCGCGAAGTAACTGTAGCTGGTAACCTGGCTACTTGGCGCGCCGCCCTTGCCGCCCTGCGTAGACTTGGCGGCGACCTCGGTCAGCTCGTCGCCCTGCAGCCAAAACACGTTGCCGTGGGTGGCTATGGTCCCATAGGCGCGCGGGATGACCGCACCGTATGTGGCTGTCTGGACGGAGAGATCAGAGAGCCGCGGGCCCTGGATGTTGGGGCCCTTGGGTGGATCAAGCGCACCGCCAACCGCAAGGCCAAGCTGCGCGCCGTAGAGGGCGCCTTGCGGGCCGCCGACAAAAAAGCCGGCGACGGCGCCTACTACACCGCCGAGTGCTTGTCCTGCGCTAGACATACCGATAGGCGCTCACGATGCGTGAGCGCCACCGTGAACACAGGATGTGCTCACAGACTTTTCCAGCGCGCTCGTATGCATGGATTATGCCACGATCGGTGGCAATGGCCAAGTGTTGCGGCTCCCTACCAAACCGCATGAGCAGCACGTCTCCCGGCTGCCATGTGTCCACCTGCGTCAGGTAGCCTGCCACAGCCTGCCGCAACCGATCGCTGTCGGGCGCGCGTCCGTACCCTTGCACCTCAGGCACATCTACCGCACCGGCAGCCACCAGCGCGTGGCGCACGAGCCCCGCGCAGTCCAGCGCCACCCCGGGCAGTCTGCCCTGGTGGCGGAACGGGGTGCCAAGACACTCCCGTGCGGCGTCTACAATTCGCATGCTTGTTCGTACAGCGCCGCCCACGTCTCGGGGTGCGGCTTACCGGGACGCCAGGTGCGCAGGTACAACTGCCATGCGGCGTGCGGGTCGCCCATGCGTGGCAGCGGCTTAGGATCGGTCCAGAGTAGCAAGCGCGCGAAGCATGCGGCCAGCACATCGTCGTGCTCGAGCTTCGACCACACGAATGCAGCCTCCTGTGGCACGTCGCGTAACACGCAGACGGCCCGGGCCCACCGCTCGGAGGCCCGGTGAGTCATAACGCCACGCACGCCGGCCATCTCGAACTGCCACAGGCCGCGGGCCGGACCGTCGCCTAGCTGGCGCCGGTGCTCCATGCGGGACTCCTGGAGCCCAATGGCTTGCAGCATGACAAGGGCGGCCGGGGTGCACATGTGCGCCGGTAGGATGCGATCAATCGGGGAGCGCACCATCCTGCAACTGTCATTATGCGCTTTCACGATTCGCGCGGCGCCGTAAGCTTCATACTCAGCGTCAACGGCAAAAATCGTCCACGGGCGGCTAAAGTCCACTATTTATTCCCCACTTGTGAGTACTTGCTCCCGATGGGAACGAAGGTGAAGCCCCCGAAATTCACCACGTTGTCCCACTTGTCGCGGCAGTCTACTAGCCGCTTGCGGCAACCCGGGATCATGGTATAGGTGTCGCCTACCTGAGCCGCGTAATGGAATGGCTGGAACGTGACTATCGTCCCGTCCGCGGCGTAACTCTTGATCTCCAAGGGCGGCAAGCCAACGTTGGGCCCGCTGGTGAGCGCGATGGTGCCGTATGCGAAATAGTCCGCCACCTCGCCTCGGGTGCTGTCGCGCACCGGGCCGACGTGCGTGAGCGTACCTGTGACTGTGATGGGCCCCAGGTCAATTTTGCACCCGGCGAACTCCTGGCCGCCGAACTCCTTGTAGCAGGTCGGTTGATAGGTGCGCCCCACGGTTTGGTTCAGCGCGTCCACCAGGGCCATTTCCTCGATGCGGTACCGCTCGTCGCTTAGCGTCGTTTTGCCCATGATGGAGCTAGTGATAGGCTCCTCGTCCTCGATGGGAGTATGCCATGTGGTCGCGAACAAGAAGGCGCGGGCACCATCAAACACGCCGCTAGCCACCGTATCGCGGTCAATCCCAGCCACACCGGCGATGCCTTCCAGGTCGACCATCGCGGGACTGGAAGTACTGGCCGCACTGAATCCGGTGAACTGGTAGCCGCTAGCGGTCAGGTACGTGACAGCCGGACTGCCCGCTATGACCAGGTCGCGCGGGTGCGCGGTGAGCCGCACCTCAAGGCCACCCAGGGCCTCGATGCGTAGGCACATGACGCGGTAGAGCGGGTTGGCACTCATGGGTTGATCAGCTCGACCAGCTCGGCCTGCGCCGTGCGCACCACGTCGGTCGTGTACTCAGTGGGCAGTGAGCTATCAAACCGCATGGGCAGGTCAAACTGGCAGCCACCGGTAATGGTATCGGCGCCCACGGGCGCTACCAGGGTAACAATGCCTGTGGCCGTGTCGACCGTGAAGTCCGCCGGCGTGGCGAGCGGCGTGCCATTGCGCGCCACCAGAACCGTTCCTGCCACAGGTTTGAATATGGTGCGCAGCGGGCGGCCTATCACTGGCACGCTGACCCCGGTACCGTAACGCTTGACCATCTGCACGGTATTGGCGCCCAGCGTCACCAGGATTTCATCCAGCGCGGTGTGGGCGCTGACCCCGTCGGCCGCGGTAGTGAAATCATCGTGCGCCTTGAACCTGAATCCTGCGAACTTGCCGTAGGCCCTGCTATACAGCGAGAAAATCTGCGAGCCAAAGTCCATACGCTCGTCAATGTAGGCGATCGTGAACCGGCGCAGCGGGTAAGGCTGCACGAGCCGCCGGTGCTCCTGCTCACCCGCGGTGCGGGTAATCTCTACAGTGTAGTCGTCGCTCCAGGTGCTGCCGATCAGCACGCACTCGGATAGCCGCTCCTCCAGAAATGGATTAGGCATAACGTTGAGCCCCCGCTAGTGCAGCCAGTCCCTCACGGGCGCCCTGGCCCGCGGCGCGCCGCATGTCCGTAGTGTTGTTCTGTGGTGCGATCGACACGTTGATAGTCGTACCGCCACCCTGCATCATCTGCGCTGTCTCGCGCGTGCTAACTACCTGCGAGCCCCCAAATACTAGCTCGGGCCCGTTCTCCCCGGCGATAGCGAACTGCCCGTGTGGGACCGTGCCGCCGCTATTCAGGAACCCGAAGAACTTCCCTACGCCAGTCAGCGCCGCACCGATCCCGCCGCCGCCCCCACCGCCGCCCCCGGTGATGCGTCCGAGCAGGTCTGCAGCTACGGCCTCGGCGATCATGCGCTGCAGGACCTGCCCGAAGCCTTTGAGCATGCCGTCGAGCCCCTGGCTGAACGGGTCGAACAGGAAGTCAGAGAAACTACTCTGCAAGCTCCGTGCCGCTTCCTTGCCAAACTCCGCCACGTCGAACAGTCCCTCGCGACTGGTCTCGCCAAGCCGCTCCATAGCCGCCGCGTACTCGTCTGCACTGATGCGCCCCGCGGCCAGTAGCGTCTCCAGCTCCTCCTGCGTCTGCAGTAGCTGGCGAGTCGCATCGTCCACACCGGTGATGAGCCCAATGTGCCGCTCCTGCAGCGACTCGAGCGTACTGATGCGCTCAGCCTCGGCGCTCGCGGCGGCCTCGGCGGCCTCGGCCTGACGCTCGTAGGCATCGATCACAGCCACAGCGCCAGCCGCTACTGCCAGCTGCGCGGCGTTGGCGCCTCCCATCTCCAGACGGTAGAGCGCGACCTGGGTACTCGTCATGCCCAGTGTGGCTGCCTGCTCCTGCAGCGCATGAATCATAGGCGTTATGGAGTCGCGCACGGCCTGGGTGGCCTTGGCGGCCTGCGCTGCGGCGGTGGGAGCGAACTTCAGCTCGCGCTTGAAGCCCTCAGTGGCGTCCGCTCCCGCCTTAGCCGCAGCTTCCGGGATACCGCTGTTGCTCCAGATCGCCGCCACGTCGCGGCCTGCCTGCGCGGCGATCGCGTTAAAGTCCGCGTCGATCTCGCCCAGTATGCTGAGCGCCTGGCGGAACTCGCCGCCTATGGCAGCTACCGCCGCGGCCGCCAAGCCGCCCAGGGTGCGCCCCACAGCGTCCAGTACGCTGGTGACAAGCGTGCCGGCGGTGAGCAGGCCTTTGATGGCGCCGGTGATTATCTCGACGCTGCCCGCAAAACCCGACGCATCAGTACTGCCAGTGACTAGCCGCGCCGACATGGATTCCAGCGTGGGCAGGAGTCCCTGTGCAATGCGCAACACGACGCCATCGGTCACCTTGCGCAGGCGCGTCAGGTTATCGTTGAACGCCTCGGCGGCCTTGCCAGCCTCATCGGTGAGGGTGAGCCCAAGGCGATCGGCCTCGGCGCCCATTGACTCCAGACCGGCGCGGCCTTGATTCAGCAGCGGGAGCAAGCGCGCGCCGGACTCGCCGAAAATGGCCTGGGCGGCCGCACCCTTCGCCGCGCCATCCTCGAACTGCGAGAAACTTTCCGCTACATCGAGCAGCAGTGCGTCGGAGGATTTAATTTTGCCGCTGGCGTCGACCACACTCACGCCAAGCGCAGCGAATGCAGCCTGAGCACTGCCCGTGCCGCGCGCAGTGTCGCTAGCGCTCTTGTTCAGCTTGTTGAATGCGTCGCGCAGCTGATCTGCACTGGAGCCGCTAAGCTCCGCCGCGAAGCTAAGGCGGGAGAAAGCCTCGGTACTGACGCCGGCGGACTGAGCAAACTTGCTGGTCGCGTCGGCGCCATCAATGGCCGCCTTGGCCATGCTAATAGCGGCCTGGGCGGCCTTTTCGGCCATGATGCCAAACGATGTGCCTACTGCCGTCGCGCTAGCGGTAGACTTCTTGCCGAACGCCTCGAGCTTACCCTGGGTCGTGTTGAGCGCTTTGGTAAGCTGGGCAGTCTCAGCCTCGAACCTGACTACTAGTTTAGCGAGATCGGTCATGTGCGCTTAGCCAGGGCCCTGAGTGCAGATAATGCCTTGAGTGTGGTCGCCACCCGTTTGGCGTCACGTGACTTTAGCATGAAGTCATCGGGCCGGACGGCCTTCTTCCTTCCCGGCGTGCTGTTGATCACCGCCGCCGTCAGCACCGCCGAGTGCATGTTGTCGCGCCAGGCACCCCAGGGCTCCTCGCGCCAGTAGCTGCACCAATCGGCAAACTCCCCGGCGCCCATTGAGTGCTGCCACTCTCCGATGCTGCGTCCGCCGAGCCCGAGTGCTAGACGGTGCCACATCAGTTGCTCCGGGGTTAATCGTTTCCCGAGTCGACCAGACCTGAGACTTTGAGCGCCCCGCGCGCCAGTACGTCCAGGACTGCCGGGCTCAAGCTGGCCGCTTCATCCTCAGTCAGCTGCGGGTCCGCCAGGCAAATGGCGACCAGCCAAGGCACCAGGCGATGCGGCTCAGCCTTGGCCAACTCCACGTACTCGCCGCGCTCAGCAACAGTTAGCTCCCGCACTACGGCCACACCTGCATCAGTCTCGACGTAGGCCTGACGCAGCGCCCCCTTGAGTAGGAATTCTTGTTTGTTCATTGGCTTAGACGATTGTGATCGCGCCGGTCACCTTGTAGGTGAACGTGATTGTGTTGCGGTCATCGACCGATGGGTTCAAAGTCCAACTCAGCGGGATCGCCGCGAAGGAGAACACCTCGGCAGGGCTCACGTCCTCAACTACAACCTGGTAGTTGCGGACGTTCTTGGCTTTCACGTCAGCAATCAGCAACTCGAGGTCAGTATCATTCTGCTCATAGTTGGCTTCGATGCTGATTTCACTGCCATCCGCCAAGCCGGCGATGTACTCGCGGCTACCCTCGGAGCACATAGTGGTGGCTTCGACGATAGCATTTGTCTCGCCCAGGCCATCGATGCCAAACACCTGGCAAATCCGGAGGAAGGTCTCGGGGCTAGCGGCATCACCGCGCTCGAAGAAGATATTGCCAACAAAGGCTTGGGTAGTCATGGCGCCGGGCGACTCCAGATGCTAAAGGTTAGGACACGACGAAACAGGCCGGGCTCATCGTCGTCCAGGTCTGTTTCCGACTCAAGGTGCAATGGCCCGAAGCGCGTGACGCCAACGGTACCGCGAAAATCAATGAGTGCTAATCTTACAGCAGCGGCAAGCAACTGACAAGTGTCGCTATCCCGTGCGTAGCAGTCAAGGTCCACCCGTTCCTGCAGCAACTCATCCGTGTTGCAGAACTTGACCTGCCTTTGTACACTTCGCGAAGTAAATACAATGCAGGGCTTGCGGGTAGGGCTCGACCACACCTCTTGGGGCACGATTACCGGGAACACACGGGCGGCCACGATCGCCACTACCGGCGCGTCCGCCAGCACCAAGCTACGGAAGTCCGCGTAGTTCATGATTTCGCCGCCTTGTCGATGCGCTTGGCGGCCTCCGTCTGGAGCCGCTGCAGCATCTCGGACTCGTGCGCCTCGAATACCGGCGTCAGCCAATCCTTACGCTTGCGGCCGTACGCTCCGTAGACCCAGAACTGCAAGGCGTAAAACGCCTCGCGTCTCACACCCAGCAGCGCGCCTACCTTGCCAGTCTGGCGGTTGCGGTAGGTGATCACACGCAGGTTGCGAGCCGCGAAGCCAGGCGCCACTAGCCGCCCCTGGTAGGTACGGTGCGCTTCGGTACCCTTGGGCGCAGCCGCGCGGGCGGCCTTCAGTACCGGCGTCATGGCCGCGCGGGTAGCGTTGCGGAGTACTTTCTGGCCCAGGGCGCCGCCAAGCGCCGCCAAGCGCCGATCCAGCTCAGCTAACCCTTTGATGTGGGTGGTGTCAAGCGCCACGAAACCACCTCGCAAGTGCCGCGCGCGCCTTGGCACACTTCTTGCAGCGGCTCACTTTTCTGTTCTCCACCCGTCCGCTTCCCTGAGCAGGCAATGGAGTTCCAGGCCCAGGGCCCGGCCCGTTGGCGGGATTACGCTTAGTATCTCGAGAAACTGGGTCGTGCTGCACTCGGGGGCCCATGTCAGTCTCTGGTCGGTACGCACACCAGTGCGATCCCGCAGGCGCACGCGCACCGGCTGCGTGCCGTACAGCTGCTGCGCGGCGAAGCCTTTGCTGCCCCGCTCGTAGGTCACGTCGCCCCACAGCGTGCACACCTCGGCCCAAGTCCACGTCACGGCGCCGCTCGCGGCCTGGGCTTCCGTCCGGGCCCATAGCGTCACGCGGTGGCGGAGTGGCCCGGCCCTCATACCGGCGAGTGCCATCTAGCCCGGAAATTCTCCAGGCTGTCGAGCAGGTACGGCACAGGCGCAATGCTCACGCCGGCCACGACAAGCTCACGGAATTCGTACAGTTGCCCAAGCCGCACCTTGGCGTAGGCGCGGATCATTTCCGGGATCGACTCGTACCCAGCGTCGTACAGAATCTCGACGGCGCCCGGCTGGCAGCGCACGTCCGGCCACGCGGTGGCGGGCGCCGGCAGTAGGTAGATTGGATCGCTGGCTACGGCCACAACCCAATCGTCCAGGTCTACCGTGATGCCCTCGTCGTCCAGGTAGCGCACATGCGTGATGGGCATAACGCCAGGAGTCTGCGGACTGGTCATGGGCAATCGGATGCGGTCGCGATAGCAAGGGAACCGATCCAGGATCAGCCGGTAGGCCTGTGGCTGCAGAGCGCGGCCGAGCCACCCATCCACACCATCCAGCTCACTGGTGACCGCGGCAATGAGCAACGTCACCAGCGCGTCATCCGGGTGCGTGCCGTCGCAGGCATCCAGGCGCAGGTGCGAGCGCGCCTCGGCCAGCGTCATGAGCGCAGTGACCGGCGGTTGCGCGCGCACCGTCTGCCAGCGCTCGGGCATCCGGTCATAATGTGTCCAGTAGTTACTCATCGGCTCCCTACCGCGGCCACGATGAGCCCGGATGGTCCCTGCGTTATTGCTAGCTGCGCCCCGTACGTGGGGCCCCCGGCGTTGACCGCGGACCAGGTAGCGGTCTGGTCGCCGGCCACAGTTACTGCGCGCTCGGCCGCGGCGACAGTGATCACCCCGACACGCACCAATTCGGTGATCTCATAGCCAGCACTGATACTGACTGACGCGTCATCCCAGCCGGCGCCCATCACGGCCAGGAGCGCCACTGCGAGCCCAGGCCCGGGCGCCGCGGCAGTACCGGTCGGCTGCGTGGCTGCTGGCGTTGCGGAGCGGGTATCATCATCTGCGGACGCAGCTATAGCCGCGACCTGGACGCGACTGTACTCTAGCACGACGGCGACGGGAGCGCTAGCTCCGGGACGCCACGTGACACTCGTCCATTGTCCGCCGCTAGTACCCGCTACCTGCGTCCAGGTCACCCCGTCGGGACTGGTCTGGACCTTATTAAGCGCCAGGTTGGTCGGATCGCTGCTCACCGCTACGGCCAGACCTAGCTCCTCCGCCCACTCCAAGGCGTCCCAACGCTGATCAATAGCGCCCGTGCGACTGGTCCACGTCACTCCGTCGGGGCTCGTGGCCATGAGTGCGGTGGGAGCGCCACCCGCGCTGCTGGCGGAAGCCAGCCACAGTCCCAGGTCCGGAGCGCGCGCCAAGCCCTGCCAGTTTTTGTTAGTTGCGATGTCGCCCGAGGCCCAGGTGATTCCATCGGTACTGGTGGCCGCCCTCACCCCGGTGCCAGCGCTGGCTACCGCGGCAAACCGCCCTGACGTAGCGCGCACTATGCGCCAGCTGACAGCGCTTGGCATCGTGCGGGATGTCCAGGTCACCCCGTCGGGGCTTGTCATGGCGCCCCCGGGAATGCCCACGGCCGCAAACAGGCCGATGTCGCTGGCCCACGCCACGCCACGCCAGTCCAAGGACGCTGCAGCGGTGCGCTCGGTCCAGGTCACAGCGTCCGGGCTCGTTATGACGCGCCCGACACCTGTGCCGGACACTGCGACCAACAGTCCCAGCTCAGGACTCCAAGTAACGTCATTCCACGCACCGCTCGCCACGACGCGCCGCGCCCACACGATACCGTCGGGACTCGTCTGCACCAAGCCAACCGCGGTGCCGCCGCCGACGCTCACATACAACTCTAGCTCTGGCACCCAGATAGTGCGCCGCCACGCTTCCACACTGCTGCCCTGACCCAGAGTCCAGTCAGCCAAGCCAGTCTCGCTGCTGTACAGCGCGTCGCTAGCACCTCCGAAGGCCGCCGCGCCGCCGGCGGAGGCGAGGAAACCTTGGCGCCAAGTAAAGGTAGCCTCGGTTTCCTCACCGGTGGCGGTGCGCGCGTAGACGGCAGCGGCCAGGTTACCCTGGACGCCGCCCACCGGAATGCGCTGTAGCAGAACCCACCCAGGGGGCGGGAATAGCGGGGCGGCGTAGGCTCGAGCGTGAGCCACTACCGCCAGAAGCAGGTTGCCAGGGGCCACGCGGGGCCCGTCAAGCGTTACAGTTACGGCCGTAGCCGTACCCACCGGTGAGGCCCAGGTGCGGATATGTGCGGTCATCCGGCGATCATATACCAGAGTGCGCCGAGAATATACCAGAGCAAATACCACACATACAGACACATTGCGCCGGCCACGCATAGCGCCACAACGCTGCGCCAAGTGATCTCAGGCCCTTGGCGCATGGCCGCCCCCTGGGCGCAGCGCGGCGAGCCGCTGGCGGAGCTTCTGCGCTAGATTCAGGGACAAATCCCGCACCCACAGATCGTACTCCAGCGCGCTCAACTCAGCGTAGGGCCGCGGGAGCTTCGCAGAGAATTCTTGGGGCAGGATGTTAAGCACCTTGCCCCCGGTTATGTAAGCGTCAAACATTACTTCAGTACTCCCAGCACGAAAGCGGCTAGCGCCCCAAAAATTAACGTTATCGCCCCAAACGTCAGCATTTCGACCGGCCGGTACCGCTCCAACGATACGCGCTTTTCCAGATCAGCACGGAATTCCGCAGCCAGTTTGTCCAGACGTATGTGCAGCTTGGTGAATTCATCATGAGTCCTAAGCTCGTGCTCCCGTAATTCTTCCTTGAACTGCACTAGCGTGTAGCGGGACGTGTACGCGCGGATTCGTGGCTTATCCACCTCACATCTTCCCGCGGACGCGGCGAATCCTCC